CGGCCAAAACATCTTCTTGCCCTTGTCTGAAATAGTCAAAGTTTGCAGACCGCTGCATTGTCCATTCGTGCTTATCCCAGCCTATTTGCGCCAAAAGATCATGACCGATTAACTCGCAGTCGCTTTGCATTTCAAGTTCATCCATGTTTTCAACGTGGTGAATGTCTGCAATGGTTACAACAATGCTATACGTCTTTTCCTTGCCGTTTATTGCACTTGTATTTAAAGTGTACCATACAGCAGGATAGTCGACATCTTTGTAATCGTAAAGTACAAAGTCTTCAGCTTTTACGTGCTTTGCCGTTCTCACTTGTTTGTGAGCGGCTGCGATCGTTATTAGCTTTTTTATTATTTGATTGAGCGTTGGACTCATGTTTTTTTAAATATGCTTTTAACAGCTTTTCAGTTTTCTTTGTATAACTCATTGGCAACAGGATAAGAATTCGTATCGATACCACTTAGGAACGTCCTCTTTTGGCATCGCTGTTTTACCCAAATAAATACCTATTTCATAAGCCGAACGTTTAGGAACAAAAGTATCAACCCGGCTTCCTGGATTAATATACTCCTGAAATTTAGATCCTGTTCCTGCTTCTTCAATAAGATAATTAATCAGTCTTTCCAGATACCATTCAGCCCTATTTTTATACTTTGCTTTGTAATCATCAATCTCTGAAGAGCTTACCGCTTCGCTGTTTTCTGTTGTCTTTCTTGTAAGTCCCTTATTCCAAATCTGATAAGACAAACCGTCTGCAAGCTCCGAAATAGTGTAATGAATCATTGCATCTCGAATATAATCTTTAAGCAATGTCTCTTCGTCCGCCGTTAGATCATTATCATCTATTCCATCTTGCAACCTTTCATAAAGAGCTGTTCCCAAAACAGGCAAAAGCTGCATTTCCTGAACGGTCTTTATTTCGGAAACGATCATTTTACTATCTATGTTTTTATGAACAGGGGAACGCTCATAAATATTTTCAGGACTGATAAAAAGGATATCTCTCATTTGTTACTTTTTTTTCATTACAATTTGACGCACCCATTGGTGCCTGCATTCTTTTGAACGAAAGCCGTCCGGCTCTGTATACCATCCACCTTTCCGATCCCATACGCTGTAACCCATTCTGCGGCTCATAGTTTCAATTTCAGCACGCGACCATAATTTCCCTAAGTCTTGCAAACGAGCGCAGAAATTGCGCCTTGTATCGTTATCAGCATCTGTAAATCCAGGCTTCCAGGTGTATTCATAAAAGATCTTAAAATTCAATGTTTCAGGTCTAATATCCGTTTGCTTTGCAAGCGGTTCGGTAAGTGTGCGCTCTATCACCTCATCAATACCTACCTTCACAACTTTAATCTTTATCCTTCCTTCCTCTGTTAACCTTTTGATTATTTGCTTTGCGCTGTCAACTTCAATATCTAATGTTTCAGCAATAATCTCAGGAGTTATTCTTTTATCTTTTCTAAGCAGATCCAAAACGTTTGCTTCAAGCTGATTCACTTCGTTAAATTCCTGTGATGTGAATTTAGCAGGCAATGTCTTTACTATAAGGTAATCAGATTTGTTTACACCGCATTTTGCAAATTCAGCAAGTAAAAGTTCATCCTTTTCCTGTGCGCTAAATTCCATTGCGTTATCAATAGAGAGCATCGTATTCACTTCGTCATCATTCAATCCTAAGCTACTTTTCAAAAGCAATTTAGCTTGTTCCTGACTGATCTCACCTTTCTCAAATTTGCGGATGATCCTTGTCAGGCTTTGCCATTGGCGGCCTGTTAGGTTTTTAAGATTCTCATTAACTGCTTTCACTTCAGCAGAAGCTTGCGAAGGAACGGCCTCTGTTGGCAGACTTTCAGGATATTGATTCGGATCGATACCTACTTTTTCAAGTAGCCATTTTTTTGGTGCAATCTGTAATAAGGTAGCCTCACTAAACTCAAACCCTATAGGCTCAACAGGAATGATCTTTGCGTCAACACCTGTGATCTCTTTAAAAAGTAATTCTAATGCTTGCTGTTTGTCATTTGCATAAGTAGCCTTAAATATCTCATAAGCCTCACGAATCTCACTACGCCCGCCTAATTGCCCCTCAACACGTACACCAAATAGCATCGGACTGACAACCTGGTGACCAGAGAACAATTCCTGCTGAATACTTTTTGCAAGTATGTCAAAATGCTTATCTAATTCAGTACTGCTAAGATCATCCAACTGCGGACGCTTTGCAGGATCTTTACCGAAATTCAAAACTATATTGCCTGCATTCTCACTTCCTGTAAACTTGCTTTTAAATCCTTTCTCAATTTCCCTTTTTTCTTCTTCGCTAGGTATGCCCTCAAAAAAGCTGATCATCTTTGAAGCAAACATCCCGTTCGTAATAGTTGACAAATGGTATTTGCTTATTTCAATATCCGTCTGTATCGCATTCAAAGCACCCATATAGCCGGGATAGCTGTAAGTCTCAACACCTGGCCTGTATTCTTTGTAATAAAGAATTTGAGTTTGATTGCGAAGCATCTTAACATCCTGGTTAGGATTATAAGCCAAAAAGACTTTTGGTTCATCATTCTTTTTGTAGCTTTCCCAGTCCTTAACAAAAAATTGTGTATTGTCTTTATTACTGCGAACTTTGTGATAAGGTACGTGATAATAAGCGCCTATCTTTCCAAGTTCATTATATTGCACCTCAATATAACACCCACCAAAAACCTCAATATCTAAGCTAAGTTTTTTAAGTATCTCATTTGAATTTTCATAAGCATTTGCTTGCGTGATATTGTCAAATCCTTTACCTACAATGTAATTCACCTTTCCCAAAACAATACCATTATGCTTGCTGCTTTTGTTAAACATATTCAAAAGCATATTCGGGAACTTATTATCTTCACCAAATAACACCCAGCCTTTATTCGGCACCTCTTTCATTATAGGAACTTTCACATCGGCAAACTTTATAAAAGATACTCTATTCTGCATCATAAACTTTGTAACTTGTTGGGTTATTATATTTAGTAGTAGTCACATCTTGACCATCTGATAAAAACATTAAACCAGTTTCAACAACCGCACCTGCATTTGTCTCATTCGTATTTGAAGGACTTGCCTGCTCATATACTTTGTAAGTGTACCAACCTTCTTCCACATTCGCAAAATAGGTATTAACTACCAATGAAAACTGATTGTAGCGATTCTGATAAAGACTTTGATCTGCGCTATTTACAAGCACAAATTTTACCTTATCATTTGTTGTGCGGCTTTGAAACACAAAAAGAAAATTTGCATCTAAGATAGTCTGCTTTTCTTTAAGCGTCAAAATCAAAGTTTCAGTATTTCCTTTTGTGAGCTTTATCATTCCTTTTATAAATACAATTACAATATTTTGAGCCAACAATTTTAATTCAGTATTGATAGCAGCTGAAAGTTTGTTTACAACTATTGTAAGGTTTTGTTCAAAGAATAAAGTACCGTTTTCAGTTGAAACTTGCGGATTGTGTGTAAAGTTTCCTGTTTCTTTTGGAAGTTCATATTTCCAGAAACGCTTACCGCTTGCCTTTGTCAAACCAGTTACAACACCGGAAGAAGTTGCAATATTAGAAACGTTTGCTTTTTCGATAAAGAAAACTTCGGTAATCCCGCCCGCAGAATCTTTACAGTCGAGGGCGTATCCGGTGGTGAGCGCACATGATGGCATGATTATATATGTTTTAAGAAGGGAGAGTTTTACCCCTCCCTGTGATTAATTAATTACGCTTCGAAACGTACAACTTCATCAGGGAAAGCCAGCTGAACACCAATTTTCAGATTGGCCGAGAACTTCACGTTACGATCGTCTTGTGAGTACCACATTTCAAACGATTCCTCTTCCCCTACGAGATCTGTCCCTAAGAAAACATTTGACATTCTCATTGCATATATGTCGTTAGTACCATTCAAACCGTGAACAGGAACTACTTTATAAGATGTACCAGGTACCAGGAACTCAGAATCAGCAGCGTTATTTGTAGAACCTGGATTATAATGGAACAAATTCAGATCAACGTACTTCTGAATAAGAAGAGTGTAAACATCCCATCCGCAGAAAATGCGAACATCAGCCTTACCTTTCACAGCAGCAGGAAGAGCATTGATAACTGCAAGAACAGCCTTTTGTGCTTTTTCCATTGTATCAATACCTGTGATCGGAGCGCCTGTTCCGTAGAATCCTGTAACGTTTGCATTTACAGATGTGCCAGCATCAGCGATGTGTTGGCGAATTCCTTTGAACTTATTTAAAAGTCCGTTAGTGCCACCGTAACCGCTACCAGTTGCAGTCCAAATAGCTGTTTCCAAAGCCTCTGCAATCTTACCAGCTTTACGTGCTGTGTACTCATTCGCAAATGCGATAGTATCGTAATTTCCGCCCGCTGGCAAAGCTTTTTGAAGGTAAACCGACTCAAGATCCTTCGGACATAAGGTCTCTTGTACCTTTACCTTTCCTACAGTCAAAGTACGCTGAGAAAATTCAGTGGTGCCCGAACTAAGGAAGCCGCAAGAGCTATCATCCTGGAAGAAAACATCCGTATCCATACGGTTAACGGTTTGACTAGATTTTACGCCAGTCATAACATTACCTTCGGAAAGGATCAGCTGTTGAGTACGTGCCTCAAACAGCGAAGCACTAACGAGCTGTTGCTCATTTTGTTCTGTGTAAGCCGTAAGGCCTGTAACCAAAAACGCCATCTTTATTTGTTTTTAAATTGTGAAACGAATTGTGAGTAAGATTTTATCTGTGTAAGCCGTAAGGCCTGTAACCAAAAACGCCATCTTTATTTGTTTTTAAATTGTGAAACGAATTGTGAGTAAGATTTTATTTTGTCAGCTTTGCTTTCAACACTAACCTTTTTAAAATTGTTAGGAACTTCAGCAGGTGCCTGAGATGGTACATTTACCAAAGTATCTACAAGCTGAATAAGTCCCTGCATTGCTTCGCTTTGTTTACCGAAAGCAATTTTTAGCCCCTCATAATCAGACTGTAAAGCAGAAAAGCTTTGCTCACTTGCAGCTATTCGGTTTTCAATTTCAGAAAACTTTGCAGCCATTTTAGCTTTTTCCTCTTCGTCTTTTACCTCCATGTCTTTCCCGCTTTCGATCTCAACACTTACTTCGGGAGCTTCAACTTCTTTCGGTTTGATTTCAGCGATAACACCACCTTCAGCAAGTACGATCTCAGTACCATCTGCCAAAGTGTGAGATCCTGCAGGTGCAGGTGAGCCATCTTCGAGGGTAACTATACCGCCAACCTCTAAAGCTGAAACCATGATCTTAGTACCATCTGCCAAAGTGTAACCTGGAGCTGGCATTGTCTCTTCCTGAAAAACAAGTTTTTTAACCTGTGCTAAAAGTTCAATTGGGTTCATCATGCACATACATACGCAAACCTCAAAAAACTGGACATTTACAAATGAAAAGTTGTGTTTATAGTATATTATTTATTTCCTTTATTTACTTTACTCTCCTCTCCTTTCCTTTCCTTGCATAGCAAATGCATCTACAAATGCAATGCAAATGCATACTTTATTTACTTTCTTTCTTTCTTTCTTTTCTTTCTTTCTTTATTGCCATTGGCCTCCCTAATAGCCCCCCTATTGGCCTCCCCATTTTAATCAACTCAACAACTTTGTAAAAGCTGCTTTTCTTTTTTCGTTTATCTCATTGAAATTGAAATACTTAGC